ATGAAAAATCATTCTTATATTTCCATGCAGCAGGATATGCCGGATCAGGGACAGCTGCAGGTGACGGTGCTGGACAGTGCCAGTAACCGTCCTGTGGAAAATGCTACAGTGCGGATCTCGTACACAGGAGTCCCGGATAATGTGATCGAAGAAATCCGTACGGATTCCTCCGGAAAAACGCCCATGCTGGAGCTGGCAGCTCCTCCACTGGAATACAGCATGAAACCGGTGGAGCAGCAGCCTTATGCAGAATATACAGTTCGGATCAGTGCAGAGGGTTTTACACCAAAAGAAGTTGCCGGGACAGAAGTTCTTCCCCATTCCATTGCCAGGCAGGGAGCATCCCTTAGCAGACAGCAGGGTAGTGGAGAGGACTATCAGCGGATCGTCATCGGACCCCATACGCTTTTTGGGGAATATCCTCCCAAAAATCCGGAAGCAGAGATCAAGCCGATAAATGAAACCGGAGAGATCGTATTAAACAAAGTGGTGATCCCGGAGTATATCGTAGTCCACGACGGGCCAATAGGGGATACCTCTGCACAGGATTATTATGTAAGATATAAGGATTATATCAAAAACGTGGCCAGCAGTGAGATCTACGCAACTTGGCCGGAGGACACGATACGTGCCAATGTGTGGGTGCATAAAGGCTACCCACACTTACTTTTGCTGGATTTTCGGATAAATATCTAAAGTAAAAGAGATGTCATCGCCATTTTTCCATGTATTTTTTGCGTTTTTAGTATAAACAGCCTTTTCTATCAATTCACGGAGAAATCGATTCTTTGTAGAGGTATCCCACGTCCAGTAATTTGCGAGAAGATCCTCGCACTTGGGAATAAAAGAGGAACGTTGAAACTGAAGTTCCTGTTCATGTTCAATTTCTTGCTTCAGAGAAAGAATTACTGCATCGCAGGCAGACAGCTCGGCAGCAGTAGCACGGGAGCGTTCAAGAAATTCTTCCGTGGAGTAAATTCCCTGTTCAAGAAGATCGTACTGCCTTTGTTTCCTTTTCTTTAAAATATCAATTTCTTTTAATTTTCCTTGAATCATTTTTTCTCTTTCAGAAATAGAAAGAGAATACTCCTGATCGGAAACACTGTTATTTAGTCTGTAGCCATCTACAAGCTCTTGGATTCCGTCAAGAAGAGCTTTTTCAACAAGAGGAAGCTTGCTGCTTATATTGCTACAAGAACTGTATGGGCACCGGATCAGATCACCCTGTCTTCCGTTAGGGGATTTACGAGTCATAACATGATCACATTTTCCACAACGAACAATACCGGCAAGTGGATTGCGGAGTACATGCAGAGAATTGAGCGGTCGTGCAGGATTTTGATTCACGATATCTTGGGCTTGCTGAAAAAGTTCCTTTGATACAATAGCAGGATGTCTGCCTTCAACAAGAATATAATCCTTAGCAAAAGGGCGAGAGATGGTTATTTGCCCATCTTGTATATGCTTTACAGCCTTTCGGCTGTTCCAGCGTATCATTCCTGCATACACTGGATTTCTAAGAATTGCCTGCACACGAGGGACGGTCCATAAACCACCATCCATGGTTTTAATTCCGGAATCATTTAGTTTACGGCAGATCTTAGCCATTCCAATTCGCTCACCTGCCACTCCGTGGACATACAAATTGAATATGAGCTTAACAATCTCTGCCTGGTCAGGAACAGGCTGCAATGTCCATCCTTTTTCACCAACAAGTTTTACACGGGAATATCCATAAGGCGGCTTACTGCCGCAATATTTTCCTTCTTTTGCGGAAGATTCGCGACCCGCAGTGAGACGGCGGCGAATGGTCTTGTATTCACGCCGGGACATAAAAAGTCCGAATTCAAAATACTCTTCGTCGTATTCGTTGTTTGGATCGTAAGTTTTAAGTGGAGTAATGATTAATGTGTTGGAGTATTGGAAAGATCTGGCAACAACACCCTGGTCAATGGTATCGCCTCTGGCCAGACGTTCCACTTCAACAACAAGGACGCCATCCCACATACCGGATTCAACTTCCCGAAGAAGTTGTTGCATAACAGGCCTTGCAGAAATCGTCTCACCGGATACGATCTCTTTATAGATTGCTCCTACATTATAGCCACGCTTTTTGGCAAGATCCAGCAGAATCCGCTCATGCCGGGCGAGAGTTTCGCCTTCGCCCCTGGCCTCGGCCTCCCGATCGGCGCGAGACTTACGCAGGTAGATACATACATTTGAAAGTTCCATAATATCACCTCGGTTTAAAATATGTAAAAATGGGTACAAAAATAACAGCGCACAAACATTCTGCTTGTATGCTGTTTCCGAAGATGATACAATACTACATGAGCGTACTACTGTATTCTTCGGAGCAGTAGCCTTGAAATGAGTGCCCGTATTGATTACGGGCGCAAGGTTCGTTGGTAGCGAGCCTTGCAATATGGAGAGGGGTGTAAAAACCCTCATGGCCGTCCTTGTGTTGGTAGCGCAGGGACGGTTTTTTTATTAATCAAATTTTTGAGTAATTAGTTTATCTAAACAAAGAAAAAATCCCTCCTTCCGAATAACGGTAAGAGGGATTTTCGCTAGTCATCTCTACAACGACCATTTCTGTTGGAATTCATCTTACCATTATTAGTTTATTGTGTCAAGCAAATTTAATCAAATATATAAACCTCCTTTATAAATTGTTGATTTTCATCACAGCCAGCTGCGGAATAAAATAGATCATATAATTATCCACAGCAACATACTGTCCGTATTTGGAACGGTAGCAGTCAATCACTTCCATGAGATAATCCTCTGGCACGTCCAAATGCTCAGCCATTTCATGAAGATTCCGGCAGCGGGCTTCGTAGGCGTTGATGATACCAATTAGACCTACACGGAGATTATAACCGTAAAGTCTGGCACGGTATTCCTGTTTCCGGTTCATGGTGTCGTTCTGATCCAGGATGTTTCCGGTAGTGGTACAGTAATGTCCGATCTCTTCGGCCAGCACGCAGGATTTCTCGGCCTGGGTAGGAAGAGCCTGGTTAATGGCAATCCGATTTTTATATAATCGACCACCATAACCAGGGATATGAGCTTCTTTAACAATTAGGCTCTCTGATTCAGACAAAATTAGTAGTTCTTCGTAGGTCAATAAGATCACCCGTTTCTTTACAAAATAAAATTACAGCCCTAATTCCTTTATTAAATCTTCCTGAGAAAAAACGGAATCATAATCTGTAGAACCAGCTCGTTTAGCTTTTACAGCAGCGATTTCATCCGGTTCCGGAGCGACTTCTTCAACATTGTTAAGTGCAAAAGAGGCTTGGCTGGTAGTAAGTTTGAATTGTTCATGAATCAAATAAATCAATCCTTTCTATTAACAGAAGTAACGAATTTTTCCAAAATATTTTATCCAGGCACGTATAACATCATCATGCCGTGCTTCAATCATACGCATAATATTGCGGAGTGTATGGTTAGGAATCCGGGAATTATTATTACAGAGCAAACAGTTGCCAGTACTGGTTATCCATATTTTGGTCGCATTGGCTTTGGGTGCACCCTTTGCAACGTGGATATGAACTGGTTCCAATGGTTCACTTTCATTTGTCCAAAAGTAAATCCAATATTCACCGAATCTAAAAATTTGAGGCATTGTCGAAGCCTCCTTCCTGAGAAAATTCCATAATTAAATGAGCCATAGAATGTATAATCTCATCGAACCGGTCAATTTCTTCATCTGAATATTGAAAGATTTCCTCCCAGTCATAACCAGGAAGCCAACAGGTGGCGTGCTTGAAACAGTACCTTTCATCGGGAGTTTCAATATAAACTTTGACTTTGCCATCTGCTTTCATTTCAGAGTGTGTAATTTCAGTGTCATCATTCAGTGTCATAAATGGATACATCATAATAAAAAGCTCCTTTCAACAGTTTGAAAATGTGTTTGGTAAATTATTTATATTTTTGACACCATTCTGCGTAATTGATATATGGAACAATTTCAGATTTATGGGTTATAGGATTCCATATACATCTTGTTGCGTTTGACATAATAGGAGACGAAATTGTTGTACAACGGCAACCAATGTGCATTGGTGGGCAATTAATCCCTATTTTTCTTTCAGAAACAGAAAAAGAATGTCCGTCCAAATTTCCACAAATAGGACATGTGCTATTATCGAGAACGGCCGAGAAGATATATGATCTTATTCCGGACTTTTTATAACTATCAAAATGACGTTCACAAGAAATTTGAGAATCAATATACCGAATTTGCTCAAGCGAAATCTTTTCTGTTACAATGTGCTCGTCATATAGGCGCTTGGCAAAAATAGCTACTTTTCTGCTTGATACACCTGAAAATTGTAAATAAATAGCACCTGCTGCAACTAAGGAAGAATTAGTAGTATTCATGGTGTTAATACAAATAGTTTCTAAATGTGAAGGAATTCCATTATGCCACCGAGTAGTCCAATCACAACCTAATCCGGGATTCCCTTGCACCTCGGCATTAAATCTACAACACAACCTATAAGCTAGATCAAGCTTTCCATTTATTATCCAAGAGATTGCCTTGACAAAAACATCGTATTCTTGATACGAAAATATATTTATAGATGCAATTTTATGATAATTAATATTAAACAATGACATAAGAGACCTCCAAACAACTAATCTTGGTTGCCACATATAATATTACAGTATAACTCGGCATTCCAAGTAAAGAGAGTAGTATATTACCAAAACATTAAAACCTTTATTAAAGCATTTATTCCCAAAACGAATCATCTTTCATAATATCATCCGCATGTTTCTTTTCTTCCTCAGTCGGGTTAAAAGCATGAGCGGCGTTGGGGAGGAGAGCTTCCTCCATCTGCTGGGGGGAGAGTGGATTTACAGTGATGATATTATCAGGGGCTTTGGACGGTTCTTTTGATACAGAATCATGCAATTCAATAATGCGGTCATATTCTTTCTGGAGGACAGTATCGACCATATCTTTACCGTGAGTGTCGAGCTCACGGTATTTTTTTATAAAATCACGATTATCATTAGAAATGAAATCTTCTTTGTGTGCTGGAGAATTAACGTATCCAAAAGTTTTTAATATATCAGATATATTATAAGCTTTACACATAATGAGAAAAGCATCAGGGCTTGGCTGACTGTTCCCACTTTCCCAGCTGTAAATAGTTTTTTCGGATGCTTTAAAGCCTTTGGATTTTAATAAATCAGAAATTTCTTTTACCGACTTTTTGGCATCAACTCTACATTTTTTTAAATTTTCACCAATAGAACCTTTCATAGATGCTCCTCTCACTTCTATTTATATCTCGAATATACCATTAAGTTTTTAACATGTCAATAAAATTTCTGAGAATATTAGAAAAAAGCATTGACATTCTGAGAAAAATAGAATATCATACAAACAAGTTCTTAGAAACTTAGAAAAGAGGTGGAAAAATGGATGGAGCAACAAAAAGAGTTTCTGAGTATATCAGACATAAAGGCTTTAACCTGTCAGATATATCAAGAAAAACTCATATTCCGTACATGGCATTGTACGACAGTCTTTTCAATGAAAAAAGAAATCGAGATTTGCGGGTAGATGAATTTCTGATCCTGTGCAATCACCTTGGTGTTAATCCGATTATTTTTTCAGACGAACAGAGAAAGGCGGTTTAAATGGAAGAAACGGAAAAAGAAATTGTTTACCTGCGTAATCAGATAAACATGCTTAAGATCTGTCTGGCAATTACGCAGGTAAGTGCAATTATTGTATTTTCTCGACTGTCTCATGATTATCAAGAGCTTCTTCAAACTTGTCAAGGGTTTCTTGACACTGTGAAAGCTGTTTACTTTGCTCTTCGACAGATTGCTTCAACTCATTGATTGCTTCAATTTCACTTGAAGAAGAAATGTCTGCATTATGTAGGAGTTGCTGCAATAATTCGTTTTGAGATTGCAAAAGCTGAAGCTCGATCACTTCAGTTTCAGAAGGCTTAGATTGCAGATACAAAGGAATGATTATACCGGAAATGATAGCGATAATGAGACTAATGATAGCGCAAAAATCAGATGTTGAGATCTTACGCTTATGCTCATTAATAGGAACTGCAACAGTACAAGGTATGTCGTACGCCGTACTTACTGCATTATCAATAACAATAAAATCATCATTATCTTTTTCGGAGATACCACCTAAGTCTTTCGGAAAATCATATGTATGTGAAAGTGATGTAAAAATTAGTTCCGGTGTTATGGCGTTGAGAGTTGAGGATAATTCATTAAAAGCAGGATTTCTTTTTAAAGAATCAGAAAAGCTTTTGTGTATGCTGTCAGAAAGGGACTTTGCCAATTGTTGTGATAAACAAGAACCTATAGTTTTGGCAATAGAATCTGAATAAGCGGTTTTGAAATTTTCACACAAATTTCGATACGGCTCCATGATTTTAGCTACACTTTGAGTAGTAGCAAAAGCAGTAGAAGAAGTTACGGCTTTATGAAATTGTGATGTACAAAGCAAACTATCAGACATGATTTTAGTCATGCGTTTGAGAGAATCATTGTAATCCGACATAAAATACCTCTTTTCATTATATTATGAAAGAATTTTAGCATTTTATGAAAGATATTACAACAGTATTACAGGAAAGAAGGCTTGTAGGATAACCATTGAGGCCCGCAAGGCCGGATAGGGGGTGAACTGAGATGATAATAGAAAGTATTGATAAAACTATAGAAGTTTTGTGCGAGAGGATTCAGAAAGAAGCTGAAACTTCAATATGTATTGAAACTGTACCGGACATAGTAAAAGCCCTGGCAGAGCTGGTGTCTGCCAGGGAAAAACTCAAGAAAGAGTTTTAGACTGATTATTCTTTGCTGCTTGACTTACCGAGATGTTCAACAATCGTGTTGTAAAAAGCGGCTATTTCTTTAGCATTACCAGTTGAAGTTGTAGTTTTTCTGATCAGACCATTTTGGATAGCCAATTCAGTAAATGTTGCAGCAAGCTGATTTTTATTGGAGTCATTAAGAGCCATAATTGCAATCCTCCTTTCATATGTACTCGGGTGTGCCAGCACCCTGTATATATAGAATAGGAGCGTACTGTCGAAACTGCAAGAAAAAGCGTTCGACAAAGTAGTAAAAATTCTATAAACACAACAAATACAATCTTCATACGATAAAACAGGAGGTGAACCACATGGCAGTTATCAAAGAAATCAAAAACGGATCCGGAGGAGTAATCCGGATCCATGACGACTACTGCAAGAACAATACTCCGGAAGACAACCAGAAGATCATAGATAACGTATCTCGGATAGTCAATGATTATTACATAAGAAAATCAGTGGGGTAGAGGAGACGAATAAAGATGCAGAAGAACTTAATCATCAGCCTGATTACAGGCCAGCTCGTAGCATTACTTCCACTCTGGGACTGGGGCGATAAGCTCACATTCCTGACAGGAAGCATCTGCATAACGATCGTGGCCATGATAGTGATCACATGGCTGGAAGATAGAACCAGAGCAATGAAAAGAGCCCTCACATCGGCAAATGTAAAGGGCTCACGTAATTAAAGACAACTTCAGTATATCAAATTTGGAGAAGAAATCAAGAGGTAAAAGAAAAAAGGCTCAGGTGTTGCACCACCTGAGCCAGGACCATCCGGTCCCTGGAGTAAATTAGTTTACATAAATATAACACCAGGGAGCCGGAAAGTCAAGCATCCGGCGGTTATGTACCGCTATATTTTTAACTTTTTTTTGAGGGGACAAGATCCCCTTGCAGGCTTGATTAAACGTATTAGAGATGAGACGAGGGACACTTTTATGAAGTGTGGGTATATAAGGCAGACCTGGGACTGTGGGAACACCAGAGAAGTAGAAGAAAAACATACAGGAAGATATGGTGCCAGGGGACAGAAACGCCAGAAAAGACGGAAAGCTACCCCGGAAGAAATTGCAAAGCAAAATCAATGGAAAAGGGAAAGGGATGTTCGCAGGCTGATCAAGTGGAATTTCGGAATAGGAGATTACTGGTTCACGCTGACGTACAAGAAAGGCTCACGGCCACCCTGGAAACAGATGCAGAAAGATATGTCAAAATTCATTCGAAAGCTTCGGGACAAGCATAAAAAATATGGATGGGAACTGAAGTATATATACCGGTTAGAAATCGGGAAGAATGGAGGACCCCATGTACATATTTTAATCAATCGGAAGTCAAACGATGAAACAGACACAGGCCTGCTGGTAGAAACACTCTGGGAACATGGCCATGCACAGACAAAAAGGGTGTATGACGTTGATTCTGGAGAACTAGCACAGTACATAACCAAGCCGCTGCAGGATCATGAGCCGGAAGATCTGAAACGGTATCACCCGTCCAGGAATCTAATCCGCAAAGATCCAGAAAAAGAAGAGATAAACAGAAGAAGCTTGCTGGACAAGCATGGAAGGCCGCGAGATCCGAAGCCACCAAAAGGCTGGGCGATCGTGCCAAACTCAGTAAAATGCGGAAAAAACAAGATAACAGGATACGCATACCGACATTACATATTGATCAAAACAGAAAAGAGAAGGAATTAACATGCAGCAAGTAAATGTTTTTATTGAGACAAGCAGCCGGTTTCGCGGAAATGTGGAAAGAAAATGCGGATATGTGCTGTCGACTCAGCTCCGGACAGGGAAAGAGACAAGGGAGCATTTTGGAAGGGTAACTGGAACATATCATCAGGCCATATTGCTTACCATGGTGGATGCACTGGATCACATGACGAGAACCTGTGACGTGTGCTTTTACATAAGCGATCTGTATGTTACAAGTCGCCTGGGAAAGATCACGGAAATGGCCGGATCCGGCTGGCTGGACACAAAAGGAAAGCCGATCGCGAACAGAGAGGAATGGCGCAGACTGTTTAAAGCTATAAATCAGCTTCCGGATCCACACAAAATCTCTGCAAAAACAGAGAAACACAGTTATTCCGCATGGCTGCGAGAGGAGATGAAGCACCGTGAATGTGGAAGAATACTGGGGCAAGGGCTGGAGCCTGCGCCCGGAGCACGACAAATCAACAATGGAATGTCTGGGTACCATTACTAGATCCGGTATCCAGTTTACATACTATAAAGACGAAAAAGGAGGAATATGGTTTGATGATGAACCGATCGGAGGAAAACCAGAATGGATGCAGAGAGCAGACAAGGAACGAAGACGAAGGCATAGACGGCATTCTTGAGGAATTAATGGCACATGTCTGCGATGAATTGTGCAGGTTTCGAGAAGAAATGCAGGGAGATTTGATGGACAGGATATGCGGACGTTGCGGATTACAACAGTATACTGACAGAATCCGGGAGGAATATGAGAAGATCAATAACTTTGATAAGAGCCAGACCGGTCAGCTTATGAACAGATATCGTAAGATCACACTCTGCAAAGACTGCAGGTACAGAGCTAAAGGAAAGTCAGGATATCACTATTGTAGAACAGGGTTTGGCCTTCCAGTTGTACCGTTGAGAGAAAATGATGGATGCAGCAGGGGAGAGGAAAGATAAGGAGGATATCATGAGAACAATAGCAATCATCAATTTAAAGGGCGGTGTGGCCAAGACCACATCAAGCATTAACATCGCATACATACTGATGCGGAAAGGATACAAGGTGCTTTTGGTCGATAATGACAAGCAGGGGGACTGTTCGCGTGGAATGAATCGCCGTACCCAGGATGGGGAAGGAATTGACCGGATCATGGTAGATCGGCATCCGGATATGGAAAAGCTGATCAACAAGACTGACTATCTGCATCTGGATATCATCACAGCAAACCTCGGTCTCCTGACTGCAAACATGGAAGTGACCATGGACCGTGTACGCCCACAGCAGAACCGGTTGAGAAAGGCACTGCAGCAGGTAGCCGATAATTACGATTTCTGCGTGATCGATAATGCTCCGGATATCAATGTGTCGGTGATCAACGCCCTGACTGCCGCAGACGATGTCCTGATCCCAGTGGAAGTAGATGATAACACGCTGGAAGGTATGAACGAGCTTCTGGATCAGATCGATGATGTAAAAGAAGAATTGAATCCGGATCTGAGGAACGTGCGTTGCTTTATAACAAAATATCAGAAATTCAACCAGGCGCACCTGCAGGGCGCAGAGATCATCGAAGAACAGTACCCGATCATGAGAACGAAGATACGCTTTTCTGGCGTAGTAGCAAGAAGCACATTTGTGCGCATGCCTGTAGCCCTGCACAGTCCCAGATCAGCGGCAGCAGAAGACTATGAAACCCTTGTGAATGAGTACCTGGATATGATTGGAGATGAAGACGATGGCGAAATTTGATCTGAAAGGACTTCTCAATGACAGATCAGTCCCGGACCGGCAGCAGGACCAGAAGATTGTATACCGGAATCCAAAAGATCTGATCCCGTCAGAAGAAAACTTCTACAACACAGAGAAGCTTGAAAGACTGAAACAGTCGATCAAGCTTCTGGGGATCCTTCAACCGCTCCTGATCGAGAACAGGGATGGGAAGGATTACGTTATAGCCGGCCATTGCCGCCGGAAGTGCTGTATCGATCTGCTCAATGAAGGAAATGACAGATTCAGCCGGGTCCCATGTATATATAAAACACAATCGGAACTGGAACAGGATGCGTGCCAGGAAAACGACATAGTACGCCAGATCATGATCATCCAGGCGAACTGCTATCGCGATAAATCTGATTGGGAAAAAATGACCGAAACGCTCAAGATGGAAGGCCTTGTGAAAGAACTCCGTGAGAAATCACCGATGGAAGGAAAGACAAGAGACATCCTGAAAGACCTGATCGGAACATCCGGCGGCCAGCTGGGAAGATACCATGCGATCAGCACAAACCTCTGTGAGCAGCTGATGTCAGAATTTAAAGAAGACAGGATCAAGATTTCCGTGGCCTATGAAGCGTCAAAACTCAATAAAGAATATCAGAAACAGGCTTGCGAGTTATACGAAGAAGCAGGGGTCTTGACACTGGATGATATCAGAGACCTGTACCGGCAGCAGGAAGCAGAGAAAGGCATTCCTGGCCAGATGACCATCGAAACAGCAACAGGCCAGAACCGGCCTCCGGAAGATGATACGGAGATTCCGGCAGAGACACAGATTGAGCGTTTCTATGAGAGCACAAACAAGAACATGAAGAACTACATCATCCAGGAAGACAAGAACATGACCATCTTCATGCTTTCGAACTTGTACGGATCAGCACGTGTCCGAAATGGACACCTCAATTACCAGGGCTCAACCGCCGGGATCACCTTTAATCCAGGAGGGGTATTTGAACACGAGCTGTCCTGGCAGTCCCTGGCCAAGATCCTGATCGGGAAGTATGGGCATAAGAAACCAGTCAAGATGGTACCTGTAGATACACCGGAGAAAGCGAAAAAGAAGGATAACGAAGTATCAGGTCCGGCAAAATGTATCACCGGAAAGAGCAAATCAGGAATATGTGGGGCAGCAGCCTATTGCGGTACAGAATATAACTGTTGCGCCCAGTGTCCGGATGATTGTAACAGTCGCTGCGGATGGCTGGAAGAACGCTGCCGGCCGGCAGCAGAAACACCGGACGAAAAGCAGCAGGAATATTTTGTTGAAGATACCAAAATCGCAAACCATTCCGGCAAAGCCACCGTATTGCCGATCATGAAGAATAATGATCAGAGAAAAGAATGGCTGAGAAACTACAAGGTCTGGGGAGTGTGGTATGAAGACAAAAACATTGGAGTCAAGTACTACAAGTATGATTTTGAAAACGGTGCACGCCTGATCGTTGAAGAATATGGACCGGATCCACGCAATCAGAACAGTTGCTGGGTATCAAATTTGACGGAATCGCACTATATGCACCTTGTTGGAGGCCCGGAGCCAGAGCATAAGAACAACATACCGAAATGGACATATCATACACGATACAACAAATTTCCAAATTCAGAATCAGAGTTAGTTGAATTCTTGAAGGAATTACAGAAATAAGGGTGTTTTCGAAAATTCGATTAACATATATAACTTGCCGCATGAGCCTGTCAGAAATGCGGCAGGGGAAAGGAGGGTGTCCGATTCGGACACATAAAAAATGTTATTTCCAAAGACAAAAGCAAAAACAAAGAGGATGCGCCATCCGGCCAGCATCTTACACGATAAAAACAGCAGGACCTGTTATCTCTGCGTAACACTCCACGACAACTGGAACGAACACAGGATCCTGGATGAGCACCATATATTCGGAGGGCCGAACCGGAAGAACTCCGAGGAATATGGCCTGAAAGTATACTTGTGTCATGACCATCACATCTACGGTCCGGAAGCAGTGCACAACAACGCCCGGATCCGCCACGAATTACAGCGGACAGCACAGAAACTATTTGAAAAGCAGCACAGTCACAAAGAATTTATGGAGATATTCGGCCGGAACTATCTGGATCCGGTAGAGATAGGGGAAAACAGTGAGAAAGAGAATGAACCTGTATAAGGTGGTAGATCAGAATGGAAAGCAAGTATTTGAAGATCTGCTGATAGCCAGACAGGTCACAGAAAAGACTGGCTGCACAAAGAACAACGTAGCCCAGGCAGCAGCCAATTTTGCTTTAGTGAACAAGAAATACCGGATCATTCCGGAGGATATCAAACTGAGTAAGACTTTAGACGTTGAGCTCCTGGCAGAATGGGACAGATACCGGAAGTGGATGCTGAGGGCAGCTGGGAGGGGAGAATGAATAAAAGGCAGAAAAAGAAACTGTTTAACAGAAAATGTGGATACCGGCTTGTAAAGCTCCCACGCAACTTCCAGACGTGGGCATTCCAATATTACACCGGTATCGGAGCAGTAACATACAAACGCATTTGCACAGAGAAAATCCCAGACGGAGCGAAATACTTGATAGACACCAGAAACGTAGAGAATTTCAACCGGATCATAGCAGAAAGGAGAAAATGATGGGAAACACATGTAAAACCTGTATCAACAACGATGATGGTCTTTGCGACCGCAAAGGGATTCTTGTAGAAGACGAAGATTCCTGCGAGCATCACTGGGCAGCAGAAAAGAAGGTCAGAATGAAACGACATGAGAAGAAGATGGATATCACACCAGAGCTGATGCTGTCAGCATATAACACACTGATTCAGGGATGTAAAAGCCAGCCGGCCAGTGAAGATGGAACCTGCAGCAACTGCATCTTGTATCAACACTGTCCAGGTACATCAAATCTTCTTCCGGAAGACTGGCAGGAGATACACTATCCGTTTTTGACAGGAAACACACTGCATTACATAAAAGCCGGCAAGGTCAAGCAGATTGTATTTGCCAGACGGGAAGATGCAGAGGAAAGACTTACGGAAATGAAAGAAGGTGTGAAATGAGTTATAAGAACAACGAAGGCTATCCAGATCCGACAGCTGGCAAGGCAGTCCGGTCAGCTGGTAGGATGCCGACACATATCTACAATGCCTTTTGTGTCCTGAATAATACGGCAGGTCTGCTGGGGTTGGAGATTACAGGGCTGAGGGATAAAAAAACGGGTCGTGAATGGCCACAGAGGAGGTGAGAACGATGTGGGTAATATTTCTTGGTTCCGGCATGGTGTTCGGAGCCGCAGCCCTGGCACTGATCTGGATAGGAAGCAGAGTGATCCTGTCAATCAGGCGGCAGCAGAAGAAGTTTGAGATTGAAGATGCAACATACAACAAAGTAAAAGAAGTTATCAAAGAAAAGGAGAACAAAAATGAAAAGTAAGATTATTATCGGAATCGTGGCAGCAGTAGCAGTTCTTGGCGGAGGATACACAGTATCAAGAATGGATCTTATCGGCACAGGCAAAGTCGGCATTGTTTATAACTATAAAGACGGAGTACAGGATAAAGTGCTGATTCCGGGAATGCACTTTATTGCACCAATGAACAAAGTAAAGGAATTTAGCACCAGCAATGAGATCCTTGTTCTTACAAAGGACAAAAGGGACGGCAGTAAAGAGGATGATTCTTTTAAAGTAGCCACATCAGACGATGCCAGCATTGCAGTATCTTTCCAGATGAGCTACCGATATGATCCGGACACGGTGATTGATACATACAAACGTTTCAAAGGAATGGATGGAGAAGATATCATTGAAAATCGTGTAAAAACTGTTCTGAAATCAAAAATCTCGGAGATTACAACGAATTATTCCATGATGGATATCTATTCCGGAAACAGATCCGAACTGAACAATGCCATCACGGAATATCTTAACAAGGATTTTCACAAAAAGTATGGCATTGAAGTTCTGGATGCTTCCATCGTGGACGTGCATCCGGATAAAAAGCTGAAACAGGCCATTGATAATCGTGTTACTGCCCTGCAGGAAAAACAGCAGGCGCAGGCAGAGCAGGAAAAAGTAAAAGTCCAGAAGGAAACAGAGAAGCTCCAGGCAGAAGCGGACGCTCAGATCGAACTGACCAAGGCAGAGGCAGATGCAAAGAAAGCTAAGGTCAAGGCAGCAGCTGAAGCTGAGAACACAAAGATTAAGGCAAAAGCACAGGCAGAGGCTAATAACGAACTCAGTGCATCCATCACAGACGAGCTGATCAAGATGAAGGAGGCAGAAGCTCACTACAAAAATGGCTGGGTTACAGTCCAGGGAGCCGATGCCGTGATCGCGGATAAATAAAAGAAATGCAGAGAAAGCCGGGAACGTGTATGCTCCCGGCTAAAAGCATCAAAAGGGGAGGATACCAGTGGAAACAGAAATCCAGAAAGAAAACGAAGAGAAAAAAGAATATCTGAAATCCTATCGAAGAGCAGTGAAGAGAGAAAAAGATATCCTTGACGAGATCCAGAGACTGAGGGCAGACAAGATGTTCCCTTCCGTGGCCAATGACGGGATGCCAAAAGGCAGCAACCAGTCCGATCTGTCAGACTACATAGCTATTCTGGATGAGCAGATCGAGCTCCTGAAGGTAGAACGCCTGGAAAAAGCCAGATGTTATCAGAAAATCGAGAAACAGATCAGGCAGATGGAAAATGAGGATGAACAGGAAGTGCTGAGACTACGGTATATAACGGGCCTGAAATGGGAGGAAGTAGCTGCACGAATGAGCTATAGCTGGAAACATATACACAGAATTCATTCATCAGCTCTTTGCAATTTCAAGATGACATAGAATGACACACTTTATATGTGATATCATTACAATGGATTTCAGAAAAAGCAGATGGAATCCTCCTTTCAAGAATTTAGCTGCCAACCCACGGGCAGCAGTAGTGGAACGTAGCTCAGTGGGAGGTAGAGCAACTGGGGCATATCCAGTATGTTGATGGTTCGAACCCATCCGTTCCAATTTCTCTATTGTAGAGAAACTCCTAACATCATACATTTTTTGAGAAACGCTCTGTAGAAATACAGGGCGTTTTACATTTGTCGAGAAATGTCGATATAAGCAGGTTGTTTAATGACATGATTAGGGTTATGATAAAAGAAAATGTATGTGGGAGGAAGAAAACATGATTTTTTTAAGCCATAATTCAAAGGACAAAAGAATAGTGGAGCCGTTTGCTAATAAACTGGCAGAAGTTTTTGGCAGAGAAAAGGTATTTTATGATAGTTGGTCAATACAACCAGGTGATGGAATAATTGATAAAATGGAAAGCGGTTTAACTGAAGCAAAGTATTTCTTTTTCTTTGTTTCTGAAAATAGTTTACAAAGCGGTATGGTAAAATTAGAATGGCAAAATGCTATAATGAAAGCAACAAATGGGAAGGTTAAATTTATTCCAATAAGACTTGATAAAAGCAAAATGCCTACTCTGTTAACACAAACTCTTTATCTGGATGTGTATCAAAATGGATTTGATGTTGTATTACGTCAAATGATAGATGTAATTAATGGAGTGAATACATACCGTAGTAGCGCAGAAACATATGAAAATATTAAAGTCAAAGTTAAAATAAATGAAAAAGAAGCAGAAATATTATTTTACGCAGAAACATACATGGAACCTATATCCAGATACGGAATTATACTTGCAAATGAAGAAGATGATATTACATGGAAGTGCGAAACTGACCCAATGACATTGAGTGGATTTAATAAGGCAGCTGTGCATGTAGGCAGCATATCATATAATGTTTTGGCAGTGACAGTACAAAGAGCAACGGCACCGGGATTTCCAGTTAAAATTAAAGTTACGTCAAAAACAAAAATGAGGTTTATAGGAGTTATGCGAGCATATAATGAAAATGGTTACAAAGCAATTTCATTTAAAATTGTAGATAGTTTGTAAAAGAGGTCACATATGAATGTATATAAGCAATATTTAGAAATAAAATCTTTACAGGAAATTAATATTCCAATAAGCAATGAAACAGATATTGTAAGATTAGGAATTTCAGAAGATAAACCATGCGTATGGTTTTTGGCAAAGGAGTGTTGTAATAAAAATATTGCAATACATTCGTATATGACAGGAGAAAAAATCCCAGATGATTTGGAATTAAATTATTTAGGTAGTTATATGCTAAATTCTCAAATTTTGATACATGTTTTTTCAGAAATAAAATAATTATATTTGAAAAGCAGCTCACGGGGCTGCTTTTTCTATACTCAAAAAACGAAACGAATGAGAGGTGGTGAGGCTTGCCAAGAGCACCAGATCAGAGAGTTGAAGAGGCCAGAAAACTATATGCTTCTGGAAGGAAATTAATTGAAGTTTCTCAAAAGCTTGGAATCCCGGTAGGGACAATCCGAAGCTGGAAAAATAGATATAAATGGGATAATGCAACGTTGCAAAAGAATAAACGCAACGTTGCGAAAAAGAAGGGCGGACAGCCCGGAAATAAAAATGCGGAGGGGCATGGAGGAACCGGCCCGCCGGGAAATAAGAATGCAGTCAGGACAGGAGAGTTTGAAACTCTCTTTTTTGATACCCTGGAACCAGAAGAAAGAACATTGGCAGAGATGATCAGGCCGGACAAAGAACAGCTGCTTCTCAGAGAAATCCAGCTTCTTGCAGTCAGGGAACGCCGGATGCTGAAAAGAATCCAGTCTCTCCGTGAACTGGAAACTCAGACAGGATCAGAAGAAGATTCGGTACCATGCGGAATGTCTGTAACAGAATATACTTCCGGTATCGAAAAAGGAAAACTAACAGAACTTCGAAAGTATGAAGGCATCCTTGGCCAGATTCAGGCTATAGAGGATGCTCTGACCAGAGTGCAGGCACGGCAGCAGAAAGCAATCGAGATGCTGCATAAGTTTGGTTATGATGATGCAAAACTGGAACTTGCAACCATGCAGCTTGAATTCGAGATGCTGAAGCAGGATAACCAGGCAGAAGATACCACAGATGATAGCTTCCTGGAAGCTATGAATGCAACAGCACAGAATGTCTGGGGTGATGAGGATGTATGAAAAACTTAAAACCCTGAAAGATAAGCTGCAGAAAATGAAATCCAACAGAGCCAACAGGCAGACAGGTCAGACGTTTCATTTTTCTCCGTTCTCAAGAAAACAGAAACAGGTCCTGACCTGGTGGTGCAAAGAATCCCCGGTTCACGATATGGATGGAGTTATTGCCGATGGAGCAATCCGATCAGGAAAGACAATCAGCATGTCCTTATCCTTCGTTATGTGGGCCATGAGTACCTTCACTGGCCAGAACTTTGCCATGTGCGGAAAGACCATAGGATCCTTCCGGAGAAATGTTCTGTTCTGGTTGAAACTGATGCTCCGGTCAAGAGGATATTCCATCACGGATCACAGGGCAGACAACCTTCTGACCATCCGAAAAGACGGAAAAGAAAATTACTTCTACATATTCGGCGGCAAGGATGAAAGATCTCAGGATCTTATCCAGGGAATCACTTTAGCCGGCGTGTTCTTTGATGAAGTTGCCCTGATGCCGGAATCTTTTGTGAACCAGGCAACAGGCCGATGCTCTGTAAAAGGTTCAAAGTTCTGGTTTAACTGCAACCCGGATGGCCCGTATCACTGGTTTAAACAGAACTGGATAGATAAATCTACCGGATATCTGGGAAAAGAAGAAACTGCCCGGAGGATGCAGCAGGCGGCCGCGGAGGGGAAAGATCCCGGTCTGAAAGATATTCTGTATCTCCACTTCACTATGGACGATAACCTGTCCCTGGATGAAGAGATCAAAGCCAGATACAGGAGCATGTACGTTGGAGTATTCTTTAAACGTTATATCATGGGGCTTTGGGCGGCTGCAGAGGGAATCATCTACGACATGTTCGACGAGAACAAACATGTCCAGGATATCAGAGATTTCTATCAGCTGCTGATCAACGGGAACAGGTATGTTTCCTGCGATTATGGTACACAGAACGCAACGGTATTCCTGCTGTGGAATAAAGGAACCAACGGGAAATGGTACTGCATCCGGGAGTATTACTATTCTGGAAGAGACAAAGGTAAACAGAAAACAGATTCAGAATATGCAGACGACCTGAAAGAGTGGCTGGATGGAACCAAGATCAAAGCAATCATCGTGGATCCATCGGCCGCTTCTTTTATTGCAGAACTCCGGAAACGAGGATATAAGGTCCTGAAAGCCAACAATGACGTTCTGGATGGAATCCGGCTGGTTGGAATGCTTCTGAACCTGGAGAAGATCGTCTTTGCTTCTTCCTGTAAAGAAACCATAAAAGAATTTGCTTCTTACATCTGGGATGAGAAAGCCCTGGAGAGAGGAGAAGACAAACCGGTGAAACAATTCGATCATTGTTGTGACGCTGTGAGGTACCTATGCAGCACCATAATCGGCAGAAAAGCAGCACGTTTTCGAGAGATAAGGAGGTGAGAAAAATATACACATTTACAATACCGAGAGAAAATTTCGATGAGTTAAATCCGGATAAGCAGGTGATCCGCCAGCTGATCAGCAAACACATCAGCATGGTTGGACGACTGCAAAAGAATATGCGTTATTACGGTGGAGATCATGAGATCCTAAAAGAAAAAAGGAAAAACAAGCTGGTGTGCAATCATGCAAAAGATATCTCAGATACAGCCAGTAGTTACTTCATTGGTAACCCTGTAACTTATAAATCTGAAGCAGTTATCACACCACTTACAGATGCTCTGCAGACTGCAGAAGCTGATGAGACGGACGGAGACAATGGCCTGGAGCTGTCTATTTATGGCATAGCCTACGAATATATCTATGTAAAAGAAAATGAAAATTATTTAGTAACTAAGAATATATCTGCCGAAAATACTTTTGTGGTAAAGGACGACAGCATAGAGGAAAATGAACTCTTTGCTGTTTATTATTACATCCGAAAAGATGATTCTGGAATGCGACCGGATCATTACAGAGCTACGGTAGTAACCCCAAATTATAAATATGAGTTGGATATTGAAAATAGCAACACATACCAGCCGACCACAGAACAGGCAGTGCCCCATTATCTTAGCGAAATTCCGATCATTGAGTATTTAAACAATAAACTGGCAATCGGAGATTTTGAACTACAGATACCTCTGATTGATGCGTACAACGCGCTGATGAGTGATCGTATAACCGATAAAGAGCAGTTCGTTGATGCAATTTTGGCTATTTACGGAACATTGCTGACGGATGAGGACGAATCAGATACTGAGGGTGAAGACGAAAGTATTCGAAAAGCAAAAGCACGTTTAAAAGAATATAAAATTCTAGAGATGCCCGATACGGCGAAGGCAGAGTATCTAACAAGGACATTTGATGAGAATGGAGTGGAGATCCTCAAGAAAGCCATTGAGCAGGATATCCATAAATTTTCGCACATTCCTTGCATGACAGACGAAAATTTTAGTGGAAATGTCAGCGGTGTGGCTATGGAATTCAAGCTTCTGGGTATGGAGAATATTACCAAAATTAAGACCAGATATTATCGTAAGGGCCTGAGAAAAAGAATGAGGATTTTCTGTAAATTCCTTGCAATGAAAGGCGTCAATATTGACATGATGGGAATTACAATGATATTCACCAGAGCTCTTCCTAAAAATCTTCTTGAGATCTCACAGATGGTATCCAATCTGAAAGGCGTTGTAAGCAGAAGAACACTTCTGGCACAGATTCCGTTCGTGGAAAATGTAGATGAAGAGCTTGCGGCTGTGAAAGAAGAAGCAGAAGAAGAATTAAAGCGGCAGCAGGAAGTATTTGGCCTACAGGACAATACCCCACCAGAACAGGATCTGGATGATAAGGAAAAGGTGGATGAGTAGGAAATACTGGGAGCAGAGATCTGCCTGGGATATGTATCAGTTTATGGAGGATGCAGAAGAGACAGCAGATCTCATTGCCAGAGTATACCGGAAAGCCTCTCTCCAGCTGGAATATGCCGCAAGAGATATCTTTGAGAAGTTCATGACAAAATATGGTCTGTCAGAAACAGAAGCCTGGCAGATCATAAATTCCATTCAGGATAAAAACCCCATTGATCAGCTGAAACAGGAACTCCAGAACCGGAAAAAGGACAGTGAGATTCTGAAACAGCTGGAAGCTCCGGCGTACCGTGCAAGAATGGAACGCCTGCAGGATCTTATGACACAGGTAGATGCAGTGATGCAGCAGGTATACCAGCAGGAGAAGCAGTTCGATACCAAACTTCTGGAACAGCTTGGAGAAAAAGCCTATTATCATTCCATTTACAACATGCAGAAAGAAACTGGTCTGGCATTCAGCTTCTCTCATGTGAGCAGGAAGCAGATCGACCAGGCTCTGCAGATGAAATGGTCCGGAAAACATTTTTCAGACCGTATCTGGCAGAACACACAGCAGCTTGCAGATTCCTTGAAGGATGAATTGCTGATCAGCCTCCTTACCGGCCGGACAGACCGGGAAACAGCGGAATCCATCCAGGCCCAGTGCGGAGGGGGAGCAAAGCAGGCCAGGCGATTGGTAAGAACAGAATCCTGTTACATGGCAGGAGAATTGACTGCACAGAGTTATATTGACTGCGGGATCAAGAATTATCGCTATGTGGCAGTGCTGGATCTTCGTACCAGCGAGATCTGTCGGGAACTGGATGGAAAGGTTTTTACGGTGAAAGACCGGAAAGCCGGAGTGAATTATCCGCCCATGCATCCATATTGCCGCTCCACAACGATTTCTGTCATAGATGATAAAATCCTCAGAAACATGAAAAGAAGCGCCTACAACCCGGAAACAGGGCGTACAGAGATGGTTCCTGCGGATATGACCTATAAACAGTGGTATGAGAAATACGTCAAAGGAAATCCAAAAGCAGAAGCCCAGGAAAAGGCAGTCAAGAACGTTGCATCAGACAGGAAACAGTATGATCAGTACCGGGAACTCCTTGGAAAAGACATGCCGAAACATTTTGCAGACTTCCAGGAAATGAAGTATAATGAACCTGAGAAGTGGGAATTGCTCAGGACTTATGCTCGTTCGGTGAAGAATGGAATGATATCTCCACTATCTGGTTTTAAGAATTATCAGAAGATCTATGATGAAATCAATGAAAAAGTTGTTGGAGCCAAAACTTCTGAGGGAACGGCAGTAACCAGACAGAGTAAACATTTCATGGAGAGAGTGATCGGAACCATGAAAGATCCTAAAACTGGACGACCACGATCGGGAGTATCGGTGGAAGGAATAAAGGATGCGCTGGAGAAACCGGCGAAGGTATTTCCTGTGAGAACGGATCCTGGTGGAGAAAAAAGTCAGAAATATATGGGCAGAAACGGAACAGTTTCAGTAGATCCAGATACGGGAGCTCTGATTCAATGTAATCCAACAGATTCAGATTATGTGAGGAGAATAAGAAATGGAAATGCGAAGATTTGAACTGACGAATGAACAAATTGAATTTCTTAAAGAAATGTATCCTGACAATGAACTTGTTCAGAGAGTACTGAGTCATGAAAACAATGGAGTATTTGAAGTAGATGTGGATACCAAAATTGATTTTATGGAGTACATGGAAGATGAGTCGGTATATTGGATGAATCCACATCATGAGCCATCAGCAAAAACATATATGCTTGAATCAATAAGGGATGATATTTATTATCAGACCAACTGATACCACCAGTCAGAAATGGCAGGTGGTCTTTTTATACCCATTTTTAAGAAAGAGAGGGCGAAGAACATGAAGAAATTATTTATCAGTCAGCCAATGAATGGCAAAGCAGACGAGGAGATTCTTGCAGAGCGAAAGGTGGCAATCAAAGCAGCAGAAGAGTTGTTGAGAGAACCTGTAGAGGTTATTGATTCTTTCTTCCAGTCAGCACCG